ACATTTACAAATAACTTATTTGATCTTGAAAGAGTAGCGGCTAACAGTTATTTGTCATTAGAACAAATGACAGGTATGTTACGAGAGAATAGCGAAAGTTTAGCAGTATTTGGTGGTAGTGCAAGATTAGGTGCAAAACGTTTTAGTGAAATGAACCGTGTTGTACAAGACACTTATCGTACAGACTTTGCTATGATGGGTATTAAGGCTAGTGAAAGTGCAGAAATGTTAGCACAGTTCACTGCAATGCAAGCCAGAAACACACAATTTGCAACATTAGGTGTGCAACAACAAGCACAAGCAGGAGCCAATTTTGTAAAAGAAGTACAAATGATGGCAAACTTAACTGGACAAGATCGTAAACAACTTGCTCAGAAAATGGCAAACGATAAACGTAGAGCAGATGTTGAACTGCAGATGAGTCGTATGCAAGGTGAAGCAGCCAGTGGTGCCAGAGCTGCATTTGCAACAATGGGTACACAGTTTGGTGAAGGCTCGCCAATAATGGACGCACTAAGAACTAGTTTCTTAGGATTACCGGCAGCGGCAACCACTGCTGGAAACATGTTACTACAAGACGGTAATATGGGTCCTGTTATTGCAAGGATTACTGCTGGGTTAAAAGATGGCACAGTGAGTATGACTGACATCCAAAAAGAATTAGCCGGAGTTAGTACTACATTCATTGAAGCAAATAAAGGAATGGAAGGCATTGCACAATATAGTGAAATTGCAATGGCGTTTACAGAAGTATCGGCTGCATTATTAAATGCACAAAAGCAAAGATTAACAGTTGAAAAAGATTTTAACGGAGACTATGACAAGTTTGTTGCAGCTCAAAAAACACAACTAGACGAAAATAGTAAGAACATGAAGAACGTTGACTTACTATCACAAGAAATTGGTAAAACTGTAAGATTAGGTTTTAATAGTGTAACAGAGTCAGCAGTAAGCGTTATGTCAGCAGGTGTTAAATCTTTACAAACACTAGTTACTAGTATGCCAACATCAATGGACGCATTTACTAACGCAATTGGAGATGCTAGTAAGCCAGCATCAGCAGTAGGTGCCGCCAAAGGATTACAAACAGGACTTACAAAAGCAGCAGGTCAGTTACAACTGTTTAAAGACGCACTAGCAAAAATAGGAATTGGTGGCGGTACTGCTTCGGCAACTACTGCAACATCAACTAATATTGCAGAAGGTGTAATAAAAGGAGCCCAATCATCAGATGAGGTAGCAAAAGCAGCCGGCCAATCAACTACTATGCTTAGTAAAGCATCTGGAATGTTAGGCAAGATTCTTCCAAGAATTCCTATTATAGGTTCAGCACTTTCGGGTGGTGTAACATATGCAACAAGTGAGCAAGAAACACAAGTTGGTAAAATTAGTGAAGGTATTGGTTCAGGACTTGGATCATTTGGCGGTGCAGCCGGCGGAGCGGCAACAGGTGCATTAATAGGAAGTGCAGTTCCAATTATTGGAACTTTAATTGGTGGAATAATAGGCGGTATTGCTGGCGGTATTGGCGGAGATATGCTTGGTAAATCTGTAGGAGGTAAGTTAGCAAACTTTTTTGGATTTGCAGAAGGCGGAATCGTTACACAACCGATTTACAATGCTGCGATTGGTGAAAAACCAGGAACACAAGAAGGTGTTTTCCCTTTACCTGCAAACTTTGATAAAGACACAGCCTTTGACAGAAGCGGTGAGAAAGCAATGGCTCAAGCGGCACAACAGATAGCAAAAGCAGTAACTAACTTTGATAACTCTGAAATGTTACAAGAGATGAGAAAATTTAATAAAAATATTAAAGTAGTCGGAGATAGACTAGCATAACGGTTGCAATAAATACAATAGTATGCTATTATAATAGTTACAACCCACGTATTGGAAGAAGTATAAATGAGCTGGAAAAAGTATTTTAAAGTAGTACAAGCAGATAACCTAACAGGTTCTGTTACTACTCCTGCAGGCTCTCAGCCTGATGTAGGATTTAAAAATTATCAAAGTGTACTACCAGAAGTGTACACAGGACATCCTAATCGTATTGATAGGTACAATCAGTATGAAACAATGGATAGCGACAGTGAAATCAATGCCGCATTAGACATATTAAGTGAATTTAGTACACAAACAAATGTAGAAAATCATACACCTTTTGACATATTTTTTAAAAGTCAACCAAGTGATACTGAAACACAAGTTATTAGAGAAGCACTATATAACTGGATTAGTTTAAATGATTTTGATAGACGTATCTTTAAAGTATTTCGTAATACTATTAAGTATGGAGATCAAGTGTTTATTCGTGACCCGCAAACTTTTCAATGGTTTTGGGTAGACAATGCAGATGTTGTAAAAGTTATTGTAAACGAAAGTGCTGGAAAGAAACCAGAGCAGTACATACTAAAAAATATTAATGTTAACTTTCAAAATTTAACAACTACACAACCACAACATTCAGATCAAATGACTGGAAAGATGAGTGGAGATCAAAGTGCAGGCAATGTTTATGATTTAGGTCAACATCAAGGATCATCAAGCAGTGGATCACGTTTTAGTAATAGTACAAATGAACTGGCCATTGATGCAAAGCACGTTGTACATATTAGTTTAACAGAAGGATTAGATCCTAACTGGCCATTTGGACTTAGTGTGCTTGAAAGTGTTTTTAAAGTATACAAACAAAAAGAATTATTAGAAGATGCGATTATTATTTACAGAGTACAACGTGCTCCTGAAAGACGTGTTTTCTATATTGACGTAGGTAACATGCCAGCACACATGGCAATGGGTTACGTTAACAGAGTTAAAAATGAAATACATCAAAGACGTATTCCAAGTCAAAGCGGTGGTGCTAATACAATGGATGCAACGTATAATCCATTAAGTATTAACGAAGACTACTTCTTTCCACAAACTGCTGAAGGGCGTGGATCAAAAGTTGATACATTACCAGGTGGTACAGGACTTGGTGAAATTGATGACTTAAAGTATTTTACTAACAAGTTATTTAGAGGATTAAGAATTCCAAGTAGTTATTTGCCAACTGGTGCAGATGATGGAAGTTCAACAGTAGTTGACGGAAGAGTTGGAACTGCACTAATTCAAGAATATAGATTTAATCAGTATTGTAAAAGATTGCAACACAGTATAGCAAGTACATTTGATTTTGAATTTAAAATGTTCCTTAATTGGAAAGGCTACAATATAGATAGTAGCATGTTTGAACTCAGAATGAATGAGCCACAAAACTTTGCCGCTTATAGACAAGCAGAAATTGATAGTCAACGTGCTTCGTTATTCCAGAGTTTAGCAAGTACGGAATATTTAAGTAAACGTTTCTTACTTAAACGTTTCTTAGGATTAAGCGAAGAAGAAATAACTGATAACGATAGAATGTGGGCTGAAGAAAACGGAGCGGCTAACATAGGTAGCACTCCAGGACAAGAACTTAGAAGTGTAGGTGTCACACCAGGTGATATTAACACTGATTTTGATTCACTTGAAACAGGTGATGATGCAGACATTGGCGGTGACGCTGAAGTAGACTTAGACTTAGATGTAGGTGGAGGCGATCTACCGGCAGATGATGCTGCAGACGAGTAAAGGTAAATAGTAGCATGGAACTAAATGATCTTTTTAACAAGAATAGACAAGATGGCGAAAGCGATAGCAGTACATTAGAAATTACTGATACTCGAAAAAGCCGTTTGACCTTAGAGCAAATCAACAAAATGCGTCGTATTCGTGAAGCGAAGAAACTTGAAGAATATGAGAAGCTCAAACGTATAAAATTACAATACGGTGGCGGCAGCGGGTCAGATTAGACTAGATTTAGTTCAAGTTATAGTTATCTCCAAATAAATGTCAAAAAGTGCTACTTTTTTGCCTTTATACCTACCTTTATTGAAAACATAAGTAAATATTACTACCATAATAAAACATATCCTAATAGGAGTCTGAAAATGAGCGATAAATGGAAACAATTAATTGACCTAGTGGTCAATGAAGAAGAAGATAAAGCCTCTGAGCTTTTTCATGAGATTGTAATTGAAAATTCTCGTGAAATTTATGGAAACTTAATCAACGATGAAGCAGTTGAAGAAGATTCTGTAGAAGAAGTAAGCAGTGATGAAGTTGATAATTTTATTGACGATATCAAAGCAGACGAAGAAGGCGTTAGAGAAGAAGACGATGAAGATGATCTCGAAGGTGCAGAAGATGAAGTTAATGATGCAATGGACGTTCCAAGTGACGAAGACCATGCAGAAGGCGACATTGAAAACCGTGTAGTTGATACCGAAGATAAGGTAGCAGAACTAGGCGACGAAATTGAAGCACTTAAGGCAGAATTCGCTGAGTTAATGAATGATGATTCTGAAGACGAGCCAGAAATGGAAGCAGTCGAAGAAGCAGAAGCAGAAGCAGTAGAAGAAGCAGTTGAAGAAGATGCTATTGAAGAAGCAACTGAAGAAGAAGCAGAAGCAGTAGAAGAAGCAACTGAAGAAACTGATGAAGATGCTATTGAAGAATCAGAAGAAGTTGTAGTTGAGTATACAGAAAAAGCACCAGCACCAAAAGGTGGTGATGATGATAATGCAACATCAACTGTAGCAAAATCTGGTAAGGGCGGAATCAAAAATTCTAGTTCAGCAGAAGAAAAAGGTGGAGCAACACCTAAATCACAAAGCATGGGTGGAACAACAAAGCCAGACATGAAAAAAGTCTAAGGAGTACTTAGATGACTTCAGTATATTTGAAAGAGAACTTGACATTTGATCAAGCTCGCATGATTACAGAAAGTTCAGATGACGGCAAGGACTTGTTCCTTAAAGGCATTTGCATTCAAGGTGGCGTTACTAACGCAAACGGACGTAACTACCCGGTAAGTGAAATTACTAAGGCAGTTTCGGCATTAAATGAACAGATTACTGAAGGCAGCTCGGTATTAGGAGAAGTCGATCATCCAGATGACTTAAAGATCAACTTAGATCGAGTATGTCATATGATAACCGATGCATGGATGGATGGTCCAAACGGTTATGGTAAATTAAAAATACTTCCTACGCCAATGGGGAGTTTAGTACGAACAATGCTAGACAGTGGCGTCAAGTTGGGAGTATCAAGCCGCGGTAGTGGCAATGTCAATGAGGCTTCGGGAGAAGTAAGCGACTTCGAAATCGTCACAGTCGACGTAGTTGCACAACCAAGTGCTCCAAACGCCTACCCAACTGCAATATA